GAGGATTGGCCGGAATGAGAAACATGTCGTTCATGATGACCACGGCGCAGATGATCGCCCGCACGAAATGGGTGACGCGGCGACACGGATGGGGATTTCTCATGCCCAAGGAGATTGTCCAGGCCGTCGAAAAAAGCCAGGGTCTCGGGAAAGGCGGCAAGATCGTCAAGCTCCACCAGATCAAGATCACTTCGACCCGGCATGAGCGCCTGAATAGGATGACCCTCGAACCGGAATATGGCCGCGCTGAATGCATCGCGGAGGGTTTCCCCGACATGTCGCCCGAGGAGTTCGTGGATTTCTTCTGTCGCGGCCATAAGAAATGCAAGCCGTCCAGCCATATCAACCGCATAGAGTTCTCGCACCAGGATTGAAGATGGAGGCTTAACGCCGCGCGCCTTCATCGAGGAATAAAATAAGGAGACAGTTATGCCGATCACCAGAGAAGAAAGCTATTCCGCCGAAGCCGCGCAACTGATGAACGCGATGAACAATCTTTGCGACGGCCATGGTCTCGTGATCGTCCTGGCGGCGACCGGCAATATGTTTGCATCCGCGATCCACAACGGTGCGAAGATGCAGGGCATCCAAAGAAATGATGACTTCCGCCGATATGCTCGCAAGCTCGTCGAGGAGGCCTTCCTGGTCGCCCTGGCGAATTTCAACCGCACTCCAAAGGCCGATGACGTTTTGGTAAAACCTCAATAAAACTCAGCATTTATAGGCGTTTTAGGCAATAAAAAAGCCCGGCGGTGAGGCCGGGCTTATTCATTTCGCATCGAGAGGCGTTTAGGCGGTCGCGGGGACCAATGCGCCGACCGGCGTTCCGGTGATGATGCCGCCGACCTTCTTGGCCGCATATTCCAGATTTGCAATGGTGCCGCTCTTGACCTTCGTGAAGGCGTCTTGCTCTTCCGAGCAAAACATCTGATAGGCGGCGGTGCTGGCATTCTCGATTGAGTTCACCAGATCGGTGCCCTTTGCCTGCTCGGCGTGGAAGGTGTCCGTCCATTTCTTCTTGATGTCGATGAGAATCTGGCGTTCGTCGGTGCCAAACTGAAGGGCGGTCTGCGCCTCAGATGCGACAAAGGTGGCCCCCACGCTTTCGACATCCTGAAGGAGGGTGTTTTTGAGCGATACCAAGAAGGCCAAAACTGCTGTCAAGTTCATGATTTTCTCCCGTGATGACTATGGCGAGGATCGCCACAGTGGGCGCAAGTCCATCATCTCAGCCATGCCGTGTCCACAGGAGCAAACCCGAAAGACCGCAAATGATGAACTTGCCCCCACCAGGGCGACTTTATGGATGTGGCGGCAACGCAGAGACGGTCCTGATCCAGGCTTGGAACCAGGAATACATACCATAGGCGAACCCGCCAGCGATGATCGTGATGAGCGCCATTGCGAACCGCGTTCCGGCCTTCACCGATCCTGACCTCAGAGAATTGAGGAAGCTGAGATCGCTCCAAAGCTCTTTGCGCTTGCGGAGGCTGCGGATGAACTTGACGTCTTCGCGGAAGGATTCCATGGCTTCGAAATCCGCCCGATTGATCCCCATTTGCGCGAAAAGCTCATTCAGCGCATCCGTGCAAGCCAGCTTTGCCGCAGCCACCGCCAGCCGCTCCATCTCGGTGCTGGGGACACGCTTCTCATAATCGCGGTGCTGGCCTTCGTGCTCATGACCGGCCATCTATTCGCACCCGATAGCTTTGCGCGCCGCCACATAGGCGGAAATCTCCGCCCTGGTGGACATAGTGTCGCCGAGGTCGGTGCGGGCCCACCCCAGCGGACTATCTGGACGCTTCAGATCGGCAAGCACATCATCGACGGTCACCCCCGGCTTGCCAGTGGAGAAGGTCATGGGCGGAAAATCCGTGCAAGCCAGCGGGCGGATTTTGCCGTCAATCCGGCTTGGCGACGTAGGGGCGAGCGCCGGGCGCTGATTGGTCGCGCAAGCGATCAGGATCAGACTGGAGAGCGGCACGATCAGCATCGCGCGCATCGACGGCTTTTTGAACTTCCTGGATTCCGGCCCGTGCATTCGTGTTCTCCGCTTCTTGTTGTCCGAGATTTTCCCCCGCCGCGCGCTCGGTATCGCGCTCATCCTTGGCGGGGAAGGCCCACGAAAGAAACCATCCTAAGACTTTCAGCGCCAGACCCAGCATCAACTTTGACCAGCGACCGGCTGCGGCTTATCCGTGGTGACGTTCAGCGTCGAGGACGGGGCCAGGGCGGCGGGCGTGGGCTGCGCCTCCGCGATGATCCGGCGGATGAGTTGCTGTTGGCCCGCTTCGGTGGTGACGTCAATCCCGGCTTTCTTCAGAAGATCGGGGGATTGCAGGATCACATAATTCGCCGCCGTGCGGAGTGCTGGATCATTCACCGGCACCGTGAGCTTCTCGATTCCAGCGTCCGCGCCACTGGTGGCATATTTCAAGCCGTTTTGCACCGTGGCCCCGATCCGATCCGCAATCACCTTTTGGGCATTCGCCTTCAGCGAAATGCCGTGATTGCGCAGCATGATGACCAAATAGGTCGCCAGGAAGGGAATCGCCGCAGCGATCAGGCCTGCGATGGTGTTGATGAAGCCGTTTACCACCGGAACCAGGGGACAAAAATCGATTCCGCCAGCAACCGGGACGCATTGCGCGACGGCGGTCGCGGCGGCGGTGGTGGACTCCACCTCTTGCGCGATGGCCGGGACCAAAAAGACCAGGATGACCGCGATGGAGGTCATCACCATCGCGGCGACCAGGGTGAATTTCATGACGTGTCCTTTCAAGGTTTCGGAAGGCCGTAGCTGTAACCGCCGGTCTTCATCAGTGTGAGGGGTATGCGCCGGAGGCGCGGATCGAAAGAAAGATGAACCCAGGTGTATTCCATTATCACCTGATCGAATTTTATCGCAGAATCCAGAATGGCTTGCGCGATCTTGATCGGGGGCCCAAAGGCGGGAGCGATGAAATCCGCCGCATATCCGAAGACGTGGGCGCTTGTATCGACGCCCCCCACCGCCTTATTCAGCGCCGCGCACCGATAGCCGCTGGAGATGATGAGCGCACATCCCAGGAGCGCCCGCACTTCCTCGAAACCCTCGCATGTCACTCTCAGCGTCTCGATGATGCCCGGTGTCGGAGTGTTGTCGATCCCATTCCGCTCGGCGGTTTGGGAAAGCGTCATCTCCTCGAGGGTGAAATGCGGCGTGAGCAGCACTTTACGGGATGCTCGGCCAAGAGACTTCGCGCACCGTCTTGTTGTTCATCTCCGACAGGATGGCGGACCGGATGTCTTTGGTGATGGTGCCGCGACGCTCGCCATCCGCGATCAGCGCGTTACCGTGCGCGATCAAGAAATTCTCCCAGCCACTTTGCACCCTGGCCAGCGCTTCGTCTTCGGATGGAACGGGGAAATTATAATTCCATTCGACCAGCGTCGCGCCGTCTTCGCTGATTTTGAAATAATGCCCGCCATAGAGCTTCGGCAACGCGCTGGCCAGCGATGGCGAGATGGCAATGGGTTGGAATTTCTTCTCTTCAGCGGCTTCTTTTTCGTCAGACATAGGGTTTTCCTGTGTTTTACGGGGTGGGGCTGATGGATTGAGAAACCTTGCCTTGGATATTGGCGGCACCGGGCGCTCCGCTCAAAGCCATGTTGAGAACAGAAGTGCTCATCGAATAGCTGCGGGTGCCGGGAGTACCGGAAACCGCCGTTCCGAACGCTGTAGGCGTCACCGACTGATAGAAGGACACCCATTCGGTAAAGGCATTGCCGCCACCAAAGTCAAACGAAACTTGGATGGTGCCTTCGACCGCCGCGAAAATCGCCGTTGGCGTTCCGGTATTCGGAACAGTGGCGGGGCGCGCCGTACCCTGGCCAATCGTCGCCGCCGCAGCCAAATCGACGAGTTGGAATTGGGTGCCGTCATAGACGAGGGTGCGAATGCAGTTCGCCGGAATGTCATTGTAGAAAAGAGAATCGGCGGCGTTGCGGGCGATGTTCTTCGCACCCAGGGCGTTGACATTCAGAGAACAGCTTGACGCAGTTTGGCCATTGGTGAATTTCACCCTGATCGGAACCCCGATGAGCAAAGTATAAGATAGCGGCGCGGGAGAGAGCGTAATCGCATATGTGTTTGTGCCGGTGGCCACCGCGTATCCCGATAGACCGGCGGCGATCTGGAGCATTCTCTTAAAGCTGGTGAGTTGCGTTGCCGGTGCCGCGTTGTCCAGCATATCGAGGCCGGTAATGTCGCAAACTGCTTGCGCAATCATCGAGGCGATGACGCTGGCTTGGCGCATCATCTTATTCCAGAGCGATGACGGCGGAACGGCGTTCAGCGCAAACCCGACCGGGACAACGGCGTCCGCAGCATAAGCCGCCTGGAGTTCCACATTCGCGCCCACATCCGTCGCGACGGGGAGAAAATCATTTGTCGGCATCTTTACGGTCCTTCTGTGATGTTGGCGAAAGCGCCCTGGTCGAACCCGGCCCGAAAGGGAAGGTCCACGGGAGCATCAAACATGAAAATCGGGCCCGGGACGCCGGGCGTGACATATTCCGCGATCCGGACACCGGATGGCTTCAGGCTGAGATATCCGCCGGTAAAGAGGGCCAGCGTGAGAGCGTCCGGCACCCCGCCCGCCAGGATCAAATCCATCGACATATCTTGGTTATCGACGATGAAAATCTGGAAACCCAAGGGGCCGAATACGATGTCATAGGCGGCATAAGCGGATTCGATGGTGCCGTCCCAATGGTTCGCCGCGATGGTGGCCTTCAGGAGCGTCCGGTATTGCGCATCGGGCAACGCGACCAGACCGGAAGAAGGATCGAATGGGCCCTTGAAGATGCCTTGATCGAATCCCGGTCCAGTGTCGAAGGTGAAATAGACCCCGGTGATCGGCACGGTCAGATTTCGTGAGCGACCTACCCAAAGCCCGATTGCGTCAAGCTGCACACCATCGGCGGCATCGACATCGAACAGCGTAACCAGCATGTCCGCCACCGACAGTCCATCGGCCATCGGCTGAAGGAAGGCCGTCATAATCGCGATATATTTCGGCTTATCGCGATGCTCGCTGGTGATGAGGTTCAGATACGGGGTGACATCGCCAGCCATCAGGGAGTTACCACCGTGATATCTGCCAGATCGCCGAGCGCGGCTTCATTGAAGGCGATTTTCACATCCGCGCCGCTATAGACGATATTGCCATTTGCGATTGTGCGACCGGCGGTTACCGCCGGTGTAATATGCAAGGTATTCCCCACGATGCTCGTGATTGTTGCGATGAAATATGTCGAGTCATCCAATTCCGCCGCCACTGTCTTGCCGCTCACATAATAGGAAGCATCGAATACCGCGAGTGTCACGTCGCCCGGATTGGCCGTGATCTGGAGGCTCATCGACACCCCGTCATCGCGCGCCTGGAAGAGGGCCGTGGCGTTATAGGTGGCACTCAGGACGTCAAGCTGTGCCTGGGAGAGGCCGGTCGCCGTGGTGGCGGCGTCGCCCGCGAGATTTACCGGGGACCAAAGCTTATTGAGAATCGAGTCCGCGCCGATGGCCAGCGTATTGAACCATTCGATCAGGGACGCCTCGATGAGGTCTTCCGTGGTGATGACAAATCCGGTGCCGGGCGTGAGAAAGATCAGGACGGCCATTTTGATCGTCGCCAGGGCGAAATAATTGATGACGGTCGAGATGCCCTCGCTATCCGTTACCGTTTGCGATGTGGTGCCATAGGTGCCTGTACCGGGCGTCTTGTGACGCTGGATCGCGGTGGCGATGTCTATCACCTGTCCGCCGCCCACCACCGCCGCAATAGAATGGGCCGGGATCGTATCGACATCTTCGGTTCCGGTGTCGTTTTCGTAGACATAAGCGCGCGTGACGCCCGTGAGATTGAGGATCGCCGCCAGGATCGAATCCAGGACGGAAAGCGCCGGAAGGGCGGTGGACTCCGATTGGCGCTTGCGCAAGGTCGCGTCCACTTCGACCGGCTGGCCAGGGATGGCGGCGGTGACATTCGTCACGGTCTGCCATCCTCGGACCGGCGTGGCGATCTGCGTGATGTCACCCGGGGAAGCCGCGACAGCGCCAGCGGTAATCGCCGTGCCGGTGACATCGATGGTGCCAGCGATGGGAATCACTACCAGCGGCGGGAGAGCCCACAAATTTCCCACGATATCTTTCGCGACGCCGTTGACGATAGGCGTGCCAAACGTCCCGGTGATGGTGAGGTTCGCTTGGCTGTTTGTCGCTACGAGGCGCTGGATGCCATTGATCTTCACCACCGACGAAAGACCAGCGCCTTGGGCGAAGGTGGGCGAGAATGCGTTATAGGCTGCGATCATCGCGTCATTATTGTCTTTGATCGACTGCGCGAAGATGGCGAGCATCTGGCCATCCTGACTGTCGGGCTCGATATAGATGTCAGAGCCGAAGATCGCGCGAAGCTGGCTTTGCAGCGACGCAAGGATTTCCGCATAAGTGGGCGCGATAATACCGGCGGGCGTGATGGTGATTGCGAGCGTCATGGGAGTGTCACCGCGATGTTTTCGGTTTGGCCATAGACCGTATCGAGGACCGCTTCAGGAATGAATTTCCGCGCCTCGACCGTGCTGGCATAGCGGGCGATCTGCGTGAGTCCGGGCGTCCCCAGGAGGCGACTTTTGATCGCAAGGTCGCGCGTCGCCTGGGTGTTGCTCCCCAGGATTTGCGTTCCCCACGGCGTTCCTTCGGTGAAGTCCAAAAACCATTCATCGGTGATAAGAAGAAGCCGGGTGCGCGCCGCCTGTCCCACGGCTGCGGGTACGTTGATAAGGAAATTCGCATTTCCTTGACCGAATGTGTAATCGCCTTCCGCCGATAGCGCGCGATATCTCATGTTCCCTTGACCTTGGTGGTGTTGCTGCCATCGGCACGTTTGAGGAATTGCGATCCGCCGCCGAGGCTGGTGTCGCTGGTGGATGTCAGCTTTCCGGTGACTGTCAGATCGCCCGTGATGTTCACATTCGTCGAGACGATATCGATCTTCGTGTCCGTCATCGTCACCGTGGATGCGCCCGCTTTGAGGTCGATTTCCTTGTCCTTGAACTTTCCGAAGGTATCGGCCTTCACGATGACGTCGATTTCTTCATCCATGAAGACGGCTTTGACGTCACCGGCGTCGTTCCGGATTTCCGATGCATCGGTATTGAAATCCACCAGAACCTTCGGAACGCTGTTCACGCCAGGGATGAAAAAACCGTCCGAAAGGTCATGAAAACGGATCTCGGCTTGGGGCTGAATACCGCCATTTTGCCACCACGCATCGATGCAGCGAGACGAGAAAATCAGGAGACCCTCGTCATCCTTCTTCATCGGGAATGTGTGTGTCCAGCCGCCGCCGCGCGCAAACTGAACCGGCACATAGAGGCATTGCGCGATACTCACCACCTTCGTCGATCCATCCTTCAGGCGGAAAATTCCCTGGATGGCCGGTGAAGCCGTGCAAGTCATCTTCTCCGGATCGAAACTGTCGAGGATGGCGGGGATAGCCGTCCAGATCGCGGCTTGCCAGCCTTCGAGAGCCAGGCGAAGCGCTTCCTCGGGGTCTTCAACGCGCTCTTGTCTCAGCATTAGCCTGCACTCTGAACAGAATTTCCAGCCGGTGCGGTCTTGTCCACCGTGAGACAGGTGAGCGTCGAATAATACTCGTTATCGCGCGTATCCCCTTCATGTTCGACCACCATCGCATAATAGAAGCCATCGGTCGGTACCGGCGGGAATGCCGCTTCGGTCTGATTGACGCTGGAGAGGTTCAAGCTGACTTGTGCGCGCTGCACCGTGCCCTCGTTAAGCTGGACCTGGGTGCCGATTACGATTTTGGGATTGAGAAGGCATTGCACAGTCACGCCGTCCTCGGTTTGCTGAGGCAATCCCACCATGCCGGTTTGCGAATTGATGACCACCGCCTCGCCTTTCGCGTATCCAGTGAGCGGAACCATCGTGATTTTGCCATTTTGAAGGCTCCACGATGCGAGGCCGGTGCGCGCCAGGGTGCGCAACTGTATCCGGCCCATGCCGTAAAGCACCTTTCCTCGAATGTTGTCTTGGAGGCCAGTGTTGAACTGGATGGTGCCTTTCTGCGCGCCGATAGCCTTCGCGATCTGATCGATCTGGTCATTCGGTGACGTGCCCGCCGTGATGGACTGATTTATCGTCCCGAAATTGTAAACCTCATCACTGTCGGAGGCGAAGATGTCGAGATAGGTGTCAGTTTGATCCTGCCGCCCGATGCGTACCTGTTTGATCGTGCCTTGGAAGATGATGCCAAAGGCTCCGGACTGATACCCAGCCTGAAGCGTGACGCTGGTGTATTCCTTGCGGATTTTCTGTGCCGTGTCTTGCGAGAGATTGAAAACCCGGATTTCCGCGGAATTGGGCGTTTCGAAATCGGATTGGCTGATCTTGAAGTGAATGCGCAGTTCCGACAGATCGAGGCCCGCGCCGCTAGAGTCCGCGACGATCAGCGATACCTTTCTCAACCATTGATCGTTCTGCCCTTGCTGGCCCTGGTCGCTCATTTAGTCGGGCGTCACAAAGTAGAGATGGGAATTGACGCCGAGATTCGTGAAGTCCGGCACCGCATCGACATCGAAGTCAGATTGCACATAGAGCGCTCCGCCAAATCCCAAATAACCGTATTGCTCGAGGAGATCAGCGCCGGTCACCAGAGCCATGCCGCACACCATCGGCACATCGTTCTCGTCGAAAATGTCCAGAACCCAGCCGCCGGTCGTGGCGTCATTCCATTGGAGCCGCATATTATACGTGACCCCGGCAAGCTGGATCGAAAAAAGCTGGGGTTGCGGCGCGAGCGGGATTTCAAAAATTGCCATCAGGGGATGCCGTTCGGATTGAAATTCGGTGGGTTCGGGATGGCGGACTTCGATCCCGCATTGGTGGTGTTGCCAGTTTTCTGCGGCGACTTCTGGACGCTATTTTGCGGCACGGTCACGGTCTGCGTGGAGACCAAATTCAGGTGTTGCAGTTCGAGCGAGATGAAGAGCGCGTTTTCCGTGTCGGCATCGGTCACCAGGGATATGACCTTGATGAGCATGTTTTCATAGAGGCGCTTGCCGGTTTGGACCTTCATCAGCGTCCGCGCGTCCTTCATCGCGAGAAGCTGGTCATAAATGCTTTGCAGCGGCACCGGATCGCCAAGACCCGGCGTCTCGCCCGGCGCGCCGCCGCCGGAGCCGGATGGCGACCACGCAACGCGGAGGTTCAGCCGGGGCGGAAGCGGATAGGCGTGATCGGTGATGTCCGCCGTCTTCTCGACCGGATGCTGGGTGATCGCCACCTCATCGGTTCCGGCTTCCTCGATGGTGACATCCGCCACCAGCCCACCGATGGACCTCATCGGTGTGATGATGCCGGTATCGCCGGTCTGACCATCGAAGACGGTCGCGCCGGTATTGGGCTCGACGCCGATCCCGCTCATCAGTTCACCGCCCCGGCGAAGTTACGGACGAGATTGCCGTTCACCCGGCCTTGCTCCCGGCCCACCGCGCGGGCGGTCTGGTCGGGGTTGCCGGAGCCGATGACCTTGATATCGGTCTTCGAGTCCACCGTGATTTTCGCCCCGCTGCTCCCGCCGCCGGTAAGCCTCGAGCCATTGAATAGAGCTTGGGCGCTGCGGCCTCGGCTCGCCGCTTCAGCGCCCCCACCAGCCGGGCGCTCGTAATACTTGGATACCAGTGCCCCGGCCAAAGCCGCGTTCTGGACCCCCTTCAGAAGCCGTCCAGCGGAGCTTTCGCCCCCCGTGGTCAATTCCTGATTTACGAAGGCCAGTTGCTCCTCCAGGGACGATCCCTGGATGGAATGGCCATAGAGACGGGCAAAGGCGGCTTGCCGGTCTGGATGCCATTGCGCGGCCCCGTAGGCCTGTCCGTGGTCACCCTGGCTCCTGGGGTTGAGACCGCTCTCGGCGATCAGATTGGCCACGATGCCCGCCGCCTGTGCCGCGCTCCAGCCCGCTTTCTGGAAATAGGCGATAGCCCGGCCCGCCGTGCTGTCACCGGCCCCGCCCGGCGCGCCAAATTGGGTACTCGGTCCAAGGTTGGATTCCTCGCGCCGGAAGTCCCGCGCGGGACCGCTCACCCCCCCTTGCTGGGGGGCGGAAGACCCCTTACCCCCCCATTGGGGAAGGCCCAGGTATTTCGCGACTGTGTTGTATTTGTCGCGGAGCCATTCGACGAAGCTGTTGAAATAGCTCTTCACCTTGTCCCAATTCCCGATGATCGACGCCGCCAGAAAGGCCACCAGGGCGATTAGGCCGGGAATCCATCCGAAGGCCAGCGCTACGCCGCCCGCGATCACCCCGATCACCAGTAGGGCAGTCCCCCACCCATCCGTCAGCCGGTTGAGCGTGAGGAGCCATTCCCCCAGCGTCGCGGCGACCGCGATAAAGCCTCTGGCGGCGGGCAAGACCGCTGTCTCGAGAATCACCGCCAGAACGCCCGCCTCGCCGGTCAGATCGGCAAGGCTATTTTCAAAATTCTTCGAATCCTTTGCTGCCTTGTCGGCATTGATTCCGGCGCGCTTGTACATCCCGGCCAGCTTATCTCCCGCCTCGGGCGCGGCGCGGATGATCGCCTGAAGGTCTTTTTCCGCAATGCCGAAGCGCTCGCCGAACTTGACCTTCAGCCAATAGGGCAAAGGCAACTTCGCGAAGTCCCGCACGATAGAAATGGTGGAGCGCAGATTGTTGTTCGCGTCGCGTGTCTGGACGCCGAGATTGTGAAGCAACCCCTCGCCCGCCGGATTGGTGCGCAGATAACGCGCCATGTTCTCCAGCGAATTGAGCGCGCCTTCTGCGGTACCGCCCAATTTCGAAAGCGTAAGCTGGAAGTCCTGGATATTGGCCGCGCCGTCGCGGAGCCGCACCGACGCCCAATAGAGGTCTTCCATTTTCGAGGCGACTTTATCGACGAAGGCCGATGTCGTGACCGCCAGCCCCACAAGGGTTCCGGCGAAAGTCGCGGCGGTCTTCGCGGTCTTCCCGATGATTTCTTCGAATCGCGAGAGCGCTTTCGCGTCAATCTTGAAGCCAAGACTGACGAGGTACTCGCGAATGATTTCAGAGTCACCGGCCATCAGTCTTCCTCATTTAAGCGGTGCTGGTTTTCATCCATCACGTCTAACGAATCGTTCAATCTGGCCAAGTCCACCATCATCAGCTTATCGCCGAGGAGGCATTCATAGGCCAAAACGCCGCGAAGGACGGGGCGCATGATGAAATCCATCCCGTCCTCCATCCGCACAAGCTCTCGCTTGGCGGTTTTTTGCCCCGTAGGCGTGAAGCTTACGGGGCGGTAGAGAAAAAATCGCCGAGATGGCTTTCGATAACCTTCCATGACAACTGCATCGCATCGCCGAGCTTGATGTCATCGAACATCAAAGCCGCGCCTTGCGCCGAGATGATGGAGGTGAAGAGTCCACCAACTTGCTTGCGGGTGACCGCCTTCAGGCTGGTCCGCATGATGCGCTCGGCATCATCATCAGAAAGGCCATAAATAGCGTCCGCCAGGGCTGGGAGAAGCGTCTCGATCCTCAGTGCCTTCAAATCGATTGAGCCATCTTCTTTTCGCGCCGCCATGACCTGTCCGAGGATTTCTGGTGTCACGACACCGCGAAGCGCGGGCATCATGCGCTTTGCGATAATCATCTGATCGAAAATTCCGAGACGCCCGATCTTGTAGAAATTCGCGCCGATTTTAATCGACCCGTCC